CTATAAAAAAGTTTGTACTAGCATCAACATCAACATCAACCTCTAATTCTAGATTCTTATCTAACAATGAGTTAAATATAATTTTATTGCAACAGTCAATTTTGACCAACGGCGGAACTGACTCGTAATTTGTCTCAAGTTTTATTATAACCTTATTCATATGATTACTCTTCTAGAAGGGATTGCATCATTGCCCAGTGTCCTATTATGTCACTGCAATTCAGTTTGAAGCCAAACTCCCTGTCTATGTCTCTGAGGATCTTGTTGGCTTTTGCCATGCTCAAGCCCACGTTGGCCGGCATCGGTATTGCATTTATTGTTTTTCTCTTCAGTCCTTTTGCGGCCTGTACCCTGTGCCAGCCATCTGTCAACAAATAGTAACCTGAATCTTTTATTGGAGTTACAAGTATAGGATCCCAAGCACCTTCTTTCTTTAACTTTGCAATCCATGTTCTTTTTTCTTTGTTTAGAGGACGCACCACACCCAGTCCCATCTCCGCCATGGTCACTAGCTTGTCTATTTCTACCTTGATCTTTTTCAGTTTAATCTGTTTCATATTCGATATAGTCTATGTTCTGTATTATCTGCCATTCCGGACCATGTGGCAACGGTCTTCTCTGTGGATAATCATTCACATCAGATATCTCTCTATATTTGTTCGCACAGGGTGGACCACAGAACGGTCTGATAATTCTTTTGTCGTACTTGGTGTCGTGTAAGCTGTCGTACCAGTAAATTGCGTTTATGAAAGTTTTCTTACAGACGTAACAGGTGTGATTAGTCATTGCCAGGGAGTTTAGTCATCTGTTGGGCACCGCCCATGTTGACGTATCCTGCCTGTTTTCTATTGAAGTCTGGTTCTTCTTCTGAGACTAGCAAGATGTCGTTCTCGTCTATCATTCTAACTTCTAGCTCAACACCGATGTCACCTGCTGATCCTTTTTCTTTTCTTTTAAGTTTGAAAGCTCTTGACCATCTGCCATGTGCAACTAATACCCATTGTCCAACTATGACGTCATCTTGTAGGTTTCCTACGGCATATACCTTGCCCCATCTAGGGTGGATGCCTTCTGCTGATCCGTCATCGTCGACTAGTATGATCCCGCCCTTGGATTTTGTTTCTCCGAAGTGCATGTCAGATACCAGTACTCTCTTCTTTAAGGGTGTAATATCGTTCTCGACAGTGTATTGCTTTCCACCGTCATTTCCAAAACCTTTTGCTTGTGCTGATTTTATGTCCATCGTAGTATTATTATACTAGATCTATTCTAATCCGTCAAGTGCCGCATCGATACCTTTTTTAGGTGCAATAACTTTCTTTGGTGCTACCTTAGGTGTTGCTACTTTTTTAGGTTGTACTACTTTTGTTTCGACTGCTTTTGTTTCGACTGCTTTTATCTGTGGTGCTGGTGCTGGTTTGTTTTTTGCGGGGGTGTCATCTGCCACACCTTTTGGCTGTTCGTAGTATTTCTGCATTACTTGTGCTTTTGGGGTCACCACTTGTCCGCCTGCTCCTAATACATCTCCTCTTGCGTTAACATTCATGTTGCCAACAGCTTGAGTAGACTCATTGGCCGCTCTCAATTTCTCTATGTCCACCATACGTCCTTGCATAGTTTTGTACATTCTTTTTCTGGGTGCTCTTGCTACCATAATAATTAAACTCCTATATAATTACTTATCATCTTAAAAATTCGGTGATGTCTAAATTGTACAGCAAGGGATTTATCTTGTGTACTCCTATCAAGAATAGACAGAAACTAGCCACACTGGATCCTCTGCCCACTCCCCAGACAATGTTATTTGCTCTCAAAGTGTCAATGAAGTATATTAAAAATTGTAATACCTTTATGAACTGTTTCTTTTCGAATAATGTGTATTCTAATTTTACTCTAGATCTCTCCTCATCATTTTGACATTTGTCCAAAAGCCATTCTAACACATTAATTTGGTAATATTTCTCAGGCATATGCCAGTTGTTGATGTTCTTCTCATCAAAATCTTTTAATGATTCTCTGCTGGGTGCTGTGTTTATGACGGGTAGGTCTATTCCTAGTTCTTTGAGACTTGATGTATACTGATCTGTTTGATCAAAGAATAATTTTGAAATGTTGAAATTGGGATTTGTGTATAGTAGTTCTATTGCGTCTTGTTCTGTGAATACAACATCACCGTGATCATTTATTTTTATCTTTTCCACCATCTAATATCTTTGGTTGGAACTCAAACACTTTGGCATGATGCTCGTGTTTTGCGTCAACAGGAGGAATTTTACTTGCGTTCCAACTGAAGTGTCCTGTGTATATGCCTTTGTCAAGTTCTTGATCATAAGTTGCCGTATCCGCTCTCAACCACCAAGGGTCAAATTTACTGAATTTTTCAGAGAACCAATTGGGTTTATCTAATAGTATAAGCTCTTTGCTGTCTTTGTCAACCGAGTAGGTAATACCGTCACCTTGCCACGATGAAAGTTCTATATTGTTAATAGTAATCTTAGAATCTAGTATGGAGTTTGCTTTGCAGAAACACACTGCCGCCATGATTTGATCATAGGGTGGTTTTGGTAGTTCGACAAATCTGTTTGAGCTGGACTTTTTTAGTACATGGTATAACTTTTCATCTCTCCATGTGGTGATAGTGTTTGCAAAAACCTGTTCAAAAAGATTTTTAAGTCTATCAAAATATTCTGTCTGTTCTTTTAAATCTGCTGTGTGTGGAGTAAGAGAAATTTTTAAACTGTATTCGTTTGAAAATAATTCACCGTCGACTATAATTATAGATTTGAATTTTGTTTTCCAAGTAAATGTGTTTGACATTAAAACTATTTACTAGTCAATGTTAACTAGGTCGCCAAGGTCTGGCTCGTTTCTCATCTTCTTGTTGTTCTTGTGCCATTGCTCTAATCTTCTTTCTCTGATTGCATTTTGATATGTCATGAGAGCGTGTTGTAGTTGTCCTAACATCTCTGGATTTCGACCAAATCTTTTTGCAGTGTTTACTTTTCTAGAAAGTTCTTTTATTCTTTTTGAAATATCTTCCTCTGATAGGTTACCAATTTCTTCTTGTAATGGGTGGAAGTACATTTTACTCCTTATCTATTAGGCGTACTGTTTACCTAGTTGGTGCATCAATATTGTTGTGCCACCGTCCGGTGACATAAACTCGAATAGAAATCTACCAAGTCCTGTGGTTACTGTATCCGATGTACCGTCACTTCCGTGAACGTTATCTGCTTTGATCACCGCATTAGGTAAAGTTAATGCACCTGTCGATGTCGGAGCAACTGTTATGTCTAAAATTATTCTACCTAATGTTCCAGATGCTGGGAAATTTAAGAAAGTAAATGTAGTATTTGCTGTTATTGTTAAAGTCTGGTAATGTCCGTTTTTGTGATTTAATGTTACTGCTCCAGCTGATACTGATCCATGTGCAAATACTATCTCGGATGTATTTTTAAATTTTGCTCTTAATACTTCATTGTTGGCAAAATCACTAGATGCATTCAAAGATGCTTTGTTGGATTGTAACGCTTCTATCTCTGTCTTGGCTTCTGTGAAGTTGTTCTTGATCGATGAGAAATTGTCTCTGAATCCTTGACTGCTATTATCCTGCCCTGCTTTAGGATATGTTCCGTCTATGTTTCCTGATACTATGCTACTTGCCATTAAAATATTCCTTTGTCTCTAAATTTAAGGTATTTATCGTTGGATCTCTCCACCTTAATAATTGTACCCGAACTAGGCACTTCTTTGGTAAATGTAATGGTTGTTTTCTTAGTTGTTGTATTGTGAGAGAGTTCTATGCCGAATTCGTGATCAGCCGATCTCAATGTGCCGTCCACAGTCATATAAGAAGGGTCTATATTGTTGTCTGCTGTAACCCCTTCCCCAACATAAACTATTTCTGTGCCTTCTTTTACTAGTATGTCCTGTTCGTGTACGATTTCGTTCAGTTCAAATGTGGTAGTCGAGCCATCTGCTGTGAATATTTCCGGCGATACTGTACTCTTGCTGACTGTGTATCTGTCTATTGTGAATGCTATATTTTTTAAAATTAGTTCCTTGTCCTGTATTCTTTTCTTGACCAGTGCCGATGTTCCTGGTTTGCAATAACAAATTGGTACAGCCATCACGTAACCTAGTGGAGCAAGATCGCCTTCTTGTGTCGTTCTCATCCATTCTGGCAAGTATGTCCATTCCTTGTGTCCTAATGTTTTCATTCTTGATCGCATATTTGCAACTGCATTCGGATATAAAGTTTCCATAAATCCTAGGTCAGCACTTAACTGATTTGCATATCTTACTTTAGAACCAGATGTTGAAAACGCAAGACCACCGTCTGTTGTTACTTCATATACATTTGTATCTGTTGTTGCATTTGTAGTAGAAGCTCTGGGTCCTATCATTGGTTTAACCACAGCATCTCTTAATTTTATCGAACTTGATACTGCAACACCTTTGTTATTAACTAATTGGTCTTTAATATCAATATAAACAACTTCATATTTTACAACACCGTTCTCTTTTGCAACAGCCGTTTTTAAATCACCAAAGTATAATGTTTTGGGAGCATGGTTCTGTTCCATTTGTTGTTGGAATGCTGTAAGTGTCTGTGCTTCAAGGCCTGCCATCATTAACATATCAGGTTTTACTTTCATTCCAAAGTTGCTGTCTTCAGCTCTGAAAATATACTCCGGGGAGTTGATTATAGGATCCTGTGCTATATTGTAAAAAATGTTTTGATCTATAAACGATGTTGCATTTCCGGTCATGTTACCGTAATCAATAGTAGTGTGTGGTATGTTTATATTAAGTGTAAATTCTTTCGCTGTAGCCGCCGATTGATACTGGTCACTAACAGTAACTTCGAATGTAAATGCTGTTGTAGAATCAGTAAAGTCTCCTGCATCTATTATTCCTATTAAATTACCTTGATCCGAAAGTGTTATACCAGTCGGTAGTGATCCTGAGGTAACAGTGTACGATAAAACTCTATTTGATTCTTCTGCCTCTGCTTCTATCGACAGTGTGCTTGGTATATCTGCTGTCAGTGTTCCTATAGTAGCCGAAGTTGTAAAATTGATGCCAATATCTATCTCTCCGATCACCTTCATAGTGAATGTTCTTTCTGAGAACGTGTTGAGACCTGTTGCTACAACTCTATTGGCCCTGACTGTGAAACTGTAATCAACTTCCACAGCGGACTGGCTAGCCAGGGTTCCAAACACCTCCCCGGAGTTAACATCAATTGAAAGTCCTAATGGCAGTGCTCCTGCTGTTATGCTGTATTCTAAATTTGCCTGTAATGGATCAAAGTCAGAAACATCAATCCTGATGACAACTCTATTGTCATGTCTGAATGTTCCGAGATCAAGTTCAGTTTTAAACACAGGCGGCCTTCCTGTATGTAAATCCATAGTAACGGTGTTGTCACGTATTATTGTTTGGTCAATTGTTACCTGCGAGTTTGAAACAATCCAGTAGTCTGCCGAGTAAACAAAAATATTAAAATTACGATCTACACTGGAAATACCATCGGTTACTCTTACTATGAAATCATAGTTTATGGATCTAGATCTTGAGAACACTGTCCTATCGTAAATATTCTGAGTGTCAGTTGCTGATCCTCCGTCACTAGGATTCAATGCTGAATAATTAGGAAATGCATCAAAGTCATAACCACCCTGTGGTCCATAATTCTCATCTGTTGATAGTTCAACAACACCGGATATCTTTCCACCTACTGTCATTTTCACTCCTGGTGGCAGTGATCCCTGTACTACTTCATAAACAAGATTTTGTCCTGATGCTGTATCTGTATCTGTTGCTACTATGTCGTATTCTATGTATGATCCATCAAGCACAGTAACATTTCCTGTTACATCTGCTGTGGACAATGTACTGTCAGTTGTTGTCGAACTGTCTGTGGTGTACACAGTTGACAGAGGTTTGTTCAGCTGGCCGGACACTGTTGTGAATGAGGGTGTGTCAGCACCCGACACATCCAAAGTGAATGATCTATCTGTTATTGCGGATCCGGCCGTGGCTCGCACGACGAAGGTGTAAAGAGTTCTCTTGGCAACCTCAGCCGGAGATCCTGTTAATAAGCCTGTGGAAGTAATGTTCATTCCAGATGGTAGGCTTCCTGCAATCAGTGAGTATACAATGGCCGTAGAATCAGACGTGTTCGCTTCTAGTTGTAGCGAAAATGCTGACTGTTCATCGATAGATGCCAGTTTTCCTGCTGTGGTTGTCCACACTGGTGTTACCATTAAAATACTCCTTACATGGATATTTATTGGAGTATCAACGATTTACAGTGTGTGTTATAGTGTGTTATTAACTATTAACTAACTGCCGCACTAAATGGTGTTACTGGGTTAACCCCTGCTAGACATCTCTGTACACCTCTTACATGATACTGGTCAGCCGCTATATCGATTATCTCTAAATAGTCACCTATCTGACCGCCTGTGGTACCACCGTTCAGTGTGATAGTATCAGAAGCCGCCACTGTTGGGAAGGCCGTAACGGCTGTTCCGTCTTCATCCAGGTACATCATGATGCCGTCGATTGTGTTGGCCGCATCTGGTACTTGAATTTTGTAGTTGGATGTGTTTACCACAGTTACAATGAATTTATATGTTGCACCCGAACCAGTTGCATCTGGTAGTGTTAAAGTCACTGCCGCGTTACCACCAACTTCACCTAGTAAAAGAGTCCTACCTGCATGTTCTGTGATCGTAACTGCGTCCGTTGCCACGAATGTGTGTATCGCTGGCAGGAATGAGCCTGTCAACGTAAGTTGAGTTTCGTCGTCTAATTTAACAACACCTGTACCTTGTGTAGTAATATCTAAGTCAGCATCTGAAGTGTCACTCTGTAAGAAGTTTGCCCTTAAAGTTCCGAATTCACCTAGTGTTGCTTGTATCTCTGTTGTAGTTAATGGTTTTCCAACTCCACCTATTGCAACTGCTTGGTTCGCCGCTGGTGTTATAGTAATACCACCTGATGTTGCTGAAAATGTGTTGCCATCAAATCTCAAGTTGTCAACGTTCAGCTGTCCTGTTGTAGTCTGTACACCTGTTGCTGTGATAGGGCCAGTCAATACAATGGCACCAGTACCTGCTGGATCAACAACGAAGTTACCATTTGTGTCTGTTGTGATTGTACCGTCTGCTAGGATATTCAAGTCACCTATTGCTGTCGCTCCGTTTATTACGACTGCACCATTGAATGTTGCTGTACCTGATGCTGTAACTGCCGCTGTTGTAAGTGTTCCACTTACATCACAAGTACCATTGATGTCTATGGCTGTTGCCGTTAAATCAATTTCAGCTGTTGCACCAAGTCCTAAAACTGTTGCACTGATACCTTGTATGAACTGAGATGCATCATTGAAGCAAAGTTTATTTGTTGAATTTAAAGTTAATCCTGTTCCATCTGTGTGTGTTAAAGTTGTGTCTTGATCGTTTCCAAATTGAATTGTTGAACTATCCGCTAAGAATAAATCACTAAATTCTAAAGCAGTTGTACCAAGTGCCGCACCATCTGCCGCATCTGGAACAAAAGCAGTTCCTGCCGAGACAGTAGTTGCACCAACGACTGAGCCTGAAACATCTAGGTTTCCGTTTACGTCAATAGTTGTAGCCGCTATCTGTACTTCTGTGTCTGCAATGATATCTAGTTGACCATCAGCTGAAGAACTTATAGAAAGTGCTGAATCTCTGAAAGTCAAAGTTGGAGCACCTCCACCTGTTTCTGTAAGGAGTAATCCTACGTTATGAACATGGGTAAGTTGTATCTCCGAGTTTTCACCAAAATTTACTATTGCACCATCTGACAAGAAACTTGCATCATCTGAGAAAGTTGCGTCAGCACTGAAAACTGGAGTTGCAGTAAAAGTCGCAACACCTGTTACTCCTAGCGTTCCCGCCATTGTAACATTTCCTGAAACACTTGCAGTTCCGTCAACAATTAAACCTTCGTTAATGTTGATTGATGATGAATCATCTGCACTTAAGGTTGTACCATGTATTCTCAGTGCAGAAGCAACCACTCCACCTGTTCCTGCTGGTAATAATATGATGTCTTCGTTTGTTCTTGCTGATGTTATTCTTCTTCCGTTAACATCTAGGTCTCCACCCAGTTGCGGAGATGCGTCTTCTATAAGATCGTTGGCCTCGGCCGTTGTACCATATAATTCTGTGAAGTTATCGTTTATCTTGTCAAATGCTGTTCTTAATGGATCACCTGTACCGTCGTTTGCACTAGATCCTATGCCGATTGATTGTTTAGCCATGTCTTAATTCTCCGTTAAATTTTTGTTAGTGTGTTTATTTATGGATTATTCTAAGAACCGGATGTAAAATTATATGTCTATCGCTATTCTCTGGAACTTGAATACACAGCTGTCGCTGGATGTGTTTGTAGTGAGCAATCTAACATTTCCACCACTTACATCTGCTGACAGTGTGGCCAGTGGTCCTGTGTGGTCTGTTGTTGATCCAAAAGCTGTCATATAGGCGTCTGAACCGTCGTGTGTGACGTTGGCTTCAACTACCTCGAATCTGCTGTTTGTTGCATCTGTTATGGATATGAAGTATTTTGCACTCCTGTATGTGTTTATAGCAAATGTGTTCAACACAGAGGTTGCCGAAGTGGCCACTGTTGTTGTAGCATCTGCAATATCTGAATTATTTAAGGTCGCACCAGCAGTGGCAAATGACAGTGTTCCTGATCCATCTGTCTTAATGAACTGGTTTGCAGAACCATCTGAGGTTGGGAAAGTAAATCCACTTATAGTAACACCACCTGAGCCGTTTGCTGACAGTTCAAGGTTGGCATTGGATGAGTTAGTTCTTACTGTGTTGTCGTCTAGTGTGATTCCTTCTAATGTCAGTGCTGAAGTAACTGTCAACGTGGTGAATGTACCTGCCGCGGCTGTTGAAGAGCCAATAGCAGTTCCGTCTATGCTTCCAGCATTGATGTCAGCTTTTGCTATCTGAACCTGTCCTGTCCCTGACGGTGAAATGACCAGATCTGAATTTGATTGTGTCGTGGTAATCTCATTGTCCTTTATGTTGATGTTGTCGTCTATGGTCAGACTTTCAATTACTACTGTACCAGTTCCGCCTGGCTCAAGACGTATGTCTGCATTGGAGTCGGAGGAAATAATGTTATTTGAAAAATTTAAGTTGTCTACTGCTAATGTTCCGGTGATGCTCATCGCACCAGCTACTGTCAATGCTCCCAGTGTAGACAAACCATCAACTTGTAGTGTACCTGTTGTCGTTAAATTTTCATTACCAAAACTGATTGCACCTGACGAATCTGTGATTGATCCACCTGCCATTGTCAGAGTGCCAACGGTCATTGTACCTGTAGTTGCTAGGTTCTCATTGCCGAAGCTTATGGCACCCGATGAATCTGTTATTGATCCATTTGCCAGTGTAAGGTTACCTATCGTTGAACCTGTTGCACTGTTGATTGTACCTGTTGATGTTAGATTCTCATTGCCAAAACTTATGGCACCTGACGAATCTATTATGGAACCACTTGACATTGTTACATTGCCGACAGTCAGTGTTCCTGTTGTTGTAAGATTCTCATTGCCAAAACTTATTGCTCCCGATGAATCAGTGATAGATCCGTCTGCCAGTGTTAGGTTACCCAGTGTTGAACCTGTTTCAGCTGAAATAGTTCCTGTTGTTGTTAAATTCTCGTTTCCGAAACTTATGGCTCCTGATGAATCTGTTATGGATCCATTTGCCAGTGTAAGGTTACCCAGTGTTGATCCTGTTGCGGCCGTTAATGTTCCTGTAGTTGTCAGGTTCTCGTTACCGAAGCTGATTGCTCCACTTGAATCTGTTATGGATCCATTCGCAAGTGTGATGTTTCCCACTGTTGTGCCTGTTCCTGCTGAAATGGCTCCTGCGAAAGAGATTGCTCCTGACACTGCCAGTGTACCGTCAACTATCAATCCATCATTGATGTTGATTGATGCTGAGTCATCTGAACTTAAACTTGTTCCTTTAATTTTTATTGCACCGAACACCACTGATCCTGTGCCTGCAGGCAGTAGGTTTATGTCCTCGTTTGATCGTGTACCAACTATGTTATTGCCACTGATCGTTATTGCAGGGAAGACCACTGAACCTGTACCGGCTGGTGCGAACACCAGGTCATCATTTGTCCTGGTCGCCCGGATCTCATTGCCTGTTACTGATATTGTTGTAAGATCAAAACCCGGTGATGAGTAGATGTCGGTGAAATTGGTATTCACCTTGATCATTGCATCTCGTAACGTATCTCCCGTTCCGTCGTTTGCGTTTTGTCCTACATTTAATACTAATTGTGCCATACTATACCTCTATCACTCTCCTTACCACAGTAACTTCGTGGGTGTTACTACTACTTATCGTTCCTCTCAATCTGATATTGTTACCATTGACGTCGGCCGTGAATGTCACTAGATCAGAAGTATGGGTGTTTGTCCTTGCAAATACTGATAGGTATGCCGTCGTTCCATCGTGTGTGACCCTAACATCACATATCTCAAACAATCCGTTGTCACCACTGTTGGCATCTGATATCGAAACATTGTAAATTGCACTCCTGTATACTCTTTTGTCCCATGTGTCCAGAGTTGCAATGTTTGATGGATTGCCTGCCGCTCTGTCCAAGTGGACCAGCCATGCGTTGATTGTTCCCTCTGCCCGGGTGTTGTTCAATTGGGCCCTCACACTGACATTGCTACCGTCTACAACTGTTGTCCACTCGACTAGTTCAGTCGATGATGAATCTGAATTTATACCAAACCTTAGGTTATAGGCATCCGTACCGTCTGTGACCACCATAAATTCGTCTATCTGTGCCTTTGAGTCACTGGTCTGATTAGTGACTGCCACGTACAAGGCACCCTGTGTGGTAGCATGGGCGAAACTGTCAACTTGTGTGTACTGTGTACCGGCCGGTTTTGCTATTATTATCCTGTATGCGTTTACCGTCGTTGATCCTCCTGACGTTGATGATGCTTTTAATGTTGTTGTTGTGCTTGAGTGTGAGGCTGTCAGTTCCAACTGTGTAGTGCCTTTGGTGCTGACCTGTGGACCTTCTGACACTGATGCTGTTGTACCATCGCTTATAACCGTGGCTTCCATGATGCTCTTGCCGTCACTGGCTGATCCTATTATGATGTAGTGTGCCGCGGAATGTGTGTTGGTGCTGAACGTGTCTATTGTCGTGGCTGTGCTTGAAACGGTCACAGCTGATATCACGTTCACGCTGGTGCTGGTAGTGGCAGATTGGTCGTCTGCAAGTAAGATCCTGTACATGTGTATTCTCAGATTGGTTTGCAGTCCTGCCGCACTCACCACAACATTGCTACCACTTATGGCCGCGGTGAACGACGCTAATACGTTTGTTGAGGCGGAACCTGTATTGCCTGAGCTGTGTTCGTTGTAGCTGGTGATATAGGCCGCTGATCCATCATGCACAACCAGTAGTTCCGTGTTCATTACTTCCCCACCTGTCGCATTCATCACTGAGACAAAATATTTTGCTCCCCTGTGATCCGCGTGTGCGAATGTGTCTATGGATTCTGACGCACTGTCAACATCTGTGTTTATTTCCACAGTGGCCAATCCTGATTCCACACCAGCATAGCCAGTTGAATCATTATCGCCCAGTCCAATCCTGTAGGCGTTCGCAAAGTTTGACAAAACAGTCGATCCATCGTTGGTTCCAGTCAGCCTCAGTTGTATGTTACCATCGTCAACGTAAACTTGTGGAGTAACAACATCAAATTCTTCATTCCTGACCACACCACTGTCTGTGATGAAGGCCTCGATACTACTGTCATCACTGGTTCCGTGCAGTATAGAGAACTTGTGGAATGATAGTCTTCCACTGGTCATGTCCTTGACCAATGTGAGATACCATGCACTGTCGTATTCCGAAGAGGCAAATTCATCAAATACTTCTTCGATCTCAAATCCCTGTCTGGATCCTATCAAGGAAGTGACATGATCTATTTTAGTAGTAAAGATCTGTCCAATGGCCGTAGATCCTTTTACATCTACATAGGTACCATCGGATGTTGACTCATTGTCTGACAGTAGGACTCTGTACATGGAAACTCTACATACCCCCGCGGTTCCGTTCTGTCCTATTAATCTAACATTTCCACTATCTACGTCTGTAGTGAAAGTGGCTAGTGGAGTGTTCCCGCTGTTTGATATTATAGTATTGTATTCCGTTATGAAGGCATTGGTACCATCGTGCACCACCATTACCTCTGTTGACGACACTTCGTTTGTGGTTGTGTTGTTTATGGATATGAAATACTTGGCACCCCTGTAATCTGCAACTGCCCAACTGTCCAATACCGCCGCGGCAGAGTTTAGATCTGCGACCACAACTGTCTGTTGCAATCCTGATCCTGCCTGTGTGCCCGATGAATCATTGTCTCCCAATCCAATCCTAAAGAAGTGAAGTGTGTTAATTGGAGAAATTGTAGAGCCGTCTGCAAAGAGACCTCCTTGTCCCAGTAGTCTGACCCTAGAGTTAGCGGCCCTGACGTCTGATGTAAGTTGAACCTCCTCATCCGAGACCGAAGTACGTATTATCTGTGATGAACCAGAGAAAGCATCAAAGGTTGATCCGTCCTCAGTACCCTGTGCAACTATGTGCTTCTGCATCTGGAACTCTATAGAACTGTCTGCCAATTCATTCCTACTCAACGTGATGTACCATGCACTGTCGTATTGCGACTGGTCGAAGTCGTCTATCATGCTGACAGTTGTCTGTATAGATTCGTTCTCACCTACTGCTATGTTGGCGTCGACCACAGTTTCTGAGGTGAAACCAATAGTGTTCCTTGCGTCTTGGATATCTGACACCTCCAGGGCAATACCAGTTCCAACAAATGAAAGTGTATTACTTCCGTCTGTCTGTAAGAATTGTCCAGTCTGTCCGTCCGAGTTTGGTATTGCTAACCCATTAACGATAACCTTACCTGATCCATTGGCTGAAAATTCTAAATTGTCATTCGATCTGCTGGTTTTCAGTGTGTTGCCTGAAAACGTCAGTTTAGTAGGGATGACCAATGTTGTGAAGTTAAGGGGACTAAACAGTCCTGGTGCTGGTTGATTAGCACCGATAACGACATTGTCTATGGTACCGCTATTAAGATCTATACTGTTGATCACCACCGATCCTGTACCATTCCCTGACAGCACGAAGTCGTCATTTGAATTTGTTACCTTGATCACGTTGTCTGTGAAGTTCATCGACGAGTCTATGGTCATGTTGGCCACGTTGACCACACCTGTTCCACCCGGTGTAAGATTCAGATCTGCGTTTGAACTGGTTGAAATTATGTTGTCATTGAATGTCAGGTTGTCTACGGTCACTGCAGAACCAAATGAGGTTGCTCCTGAAACTGACATTGATGCAAGGGTCGATGCACCATCGACTGTTAATGTTCCTGTAGTTGTTAAATTCTCGTTGACGAAAGTGAATGCCCCTGTTGAATCAGTTATGGATCCATTGGCCACAGTCAGTGTGCTGTTGATCGCCATAGAAGTTGAAGTGGTAGTCAGGTTCTCGTTACCGAAGCTTATGGCACCCGATGAATCTGTTATTGATCCATTGGCCAGTGTAAGGTTACCTATCGTTGAACCTGTTGCTCTTGCAATGGTTCCTGTTGTCGTTACATTCTCATTGCCAAAACTTATTGCTCCACTGGAGTCTGTTATGGATCCATTGGCCACTGTTAGGGTACTGTTTATTGCGATGGAAGTTGAAGTGGTAGATAAGTTCTCATTGCCAAAACTTATAGAACCACCCGAGTCTGTGATTGATCCATCTGCTAGTGTAAGGTTACCCAGTGTTGAACCCGTTGCGGCCGTTAATGTTCCTGTAGTTGTCAGGTTCTCGTTACCAAAACTTATGGCACCCGATGAATCTGTTATTGATCCATCTGTCAAAGTTAGATTACCTATTACGGAATCATCACCTGCGGCAAGTGTTCCTGTAGTTGTTAAATTCTCATTACCAAAACTTATTGCTCCACTTGAATCAGTTATAGATCCATTGGCCATAATCAGTGTCCCGAAAGTTGAACCTGTTACAAATGTTCTTGAAGAGCCAAAGGCAAATGTTCCTGTTGCAGACATTGTGCCGTCTACTATTAAATTCTCGTTTATGTTAACAGATGAGGAATCCACAGCACTGATGCTGGTACCACTGAAACCAAGGCCTTCTATCACCAACCTACCTGATCCGCTAGCCGATATACTCAGATTGTCGTTAGTACGGGCCGCTTGTATATTGTTGTCGTTGAATATTATACCCGGAAATGCTATTGATCCTGTGCCGCTGGGGTGTACGTCTATGTCTGCGTTTGTTGACTTGGTTTTAATGTTGTTGCCAGTAAACCTTAGATCTGACAGTACCGGTGTAAGATCGAAGAATTCCTCGAAGTTACTGTTAATCTTGTTACCAGCTTCATACAGCGAATCACCTGATCCATCATCCGCATTTACACCTACATCTATTACCTGTTGAGTCATATTGACTAATATTTAGTGGAAAACGTTAACAGTCTAACCTGAGTCTGCTGTGTCGCCTCTTAGGCTCACCCAAGCACCATTCTCACGTCCTTCAAGCTGATTGGTGGTTGAGTTATATATTATCATACCGTTTACAGCAGTTAACGAATTTCTTTGTGTTGTTGTAAACGTGGCCGCGATAAACGGACTCTGTGCCACTATATTACCTGTTCCTCCCGCGGAGAGGTTGATGTCTGCGTTGGAGTCGGATGATATCGTGTTGTCTTGAATGTTTAAGTTATCAATGTTAGTGGTTGTTAACGATGTTGCCCCTGTCACTGCTAAAGTTGTCAATGTTCCTACGGAAGTAATATTCGTTTGTGCGGCACCTGTTACTGTGGCCGCCGTTCCAGATGCATTACCTGTCACGTTACCTGTTAGTGGTCCTGCGAAAGCATCTGAGGTCACTGTTCCATCAAAGAATGCATTTTTAAATTCTAAAGAAGATGTACCTAGGTCTATTTGATTATTTGTTACCGGAGTTAGTGCTCCATCACCTATCGTCAATCTACCTGAACCACCTGTGGCTATCGTGATCACGTCTGATCCTGAGAAAGTGATTGATGTGTTGGTGTCTCCATCGCCTGCGATCGAATCCAATTGTAATGCTCCAACGTTTGTGAAGTTTGAATCACTGAGATCAAGAGTACCTCCAACAACCAAGTTACCTGTGATGTCTACGTTTTCTGCCAGTGTTATCTTTGTAGAATCTGTTGAACTCAAAGTGGTTCCGTTGACCGTGATTGCTTCCACTATCACGTTACCTGCGCCGTTTCCTGCCAGTGTTATATTACCATTGGTCACCAATGAAGTTATGCTGTCGCTGTCAATTTGTAACTGATCAATCTCGACCACACCTGTGCCGTTTGGCTGAATCCGCATGTCACCGTTCGTGACCTCTGTCGTTATTAACCCACCGTTATCGTCTGTCTGTGATAGTCCAATATAAAGCTCGTCGAAGTTGCTGTTAATCTTGGTCATTGCGGTTCGTAATGAATCGCCTGTTGCCGGATTTCCCAGTGCTCCTGTGTCTATGTTAAGTTTTGTCATAATGTGTTGTACATATTTATTAAATACTAATATGTTCATAGAAACGCTCAGGACCATGAGATTGTACGAACGCCAGAGTAAATTGGGAGTTTATCATACCTTCCATAGGAAAAACACCATATACGTATTCAAGTGTGACTCCTGTGGTAGTACCTTCCTCAGACCCAAGGCACAGGTGGATCCTAACAGGGCTTCGAACGATTACAAACACGTGTGTTCCTACTGTGATACCAAAAAGTACGCACAGAAAGTTGGTGTTAAAATGAGGAAGATATACCAGCTGGACGCCAGTTCTACCACGAAGACCTTATAGTTTCATCCACTTGATATCATCACGTAGGCCGTCCACCCATCTACGTAGGTCAGCATAGATGCCGGCCCTGATATTGGGTTGGTCGAAGTACCATCTCAGGAATGTATTGCCCTCGATGTATTCCTTCCTGTTAATGAAATGGAAATTGGTGTTGGGGTGTTTCCGGATAATTTGCCTCAGTTGAAACATCCACTCGTACTTGAGATATGCCTTCATGCTCAGCCTGTTTGGATAGTTGAGGGTGTTCTTGTACATGTTGTTCTGTTCTCTGCTAGGAGCATCCATCTCCCACTGTCGGGCACCTAATATATCAAATGACAGCATCACAATATTCTTCACTCCGGATTCAGCGGCCATTAAAACTGCACTCATTCCTGATCCTCTATTTTTTGAGAAGTCTATAGTTCTTATGCCGTTGCCTTTTTTGATATCACCACCTCTCCACATTCTGTATACTTTCAACCCTGTTGGTACTTCGTCCTCTTCGTCTCCTTGGCAAACATAATCCCATTTGCTGATGTCTTGAGGTCCGTGTATCCTTAAATTAGTTTTTGCGGAGTCACGCCATATTTTTAATTCTTCATACATGGGTGGATTGACTGCAACTATATGATCGCATAGTGTAGGATGATCTCTATATATAGCGTTGCACCCATATATCGTGCCTTCGCCTTTTAAATGTTCTATAGGGAAAATGTTTCTTGACTCTCCGTTACCTATAACAAATGATGTGTCCATTAAACACCAAAGCTCTCACCACATCCACAAGATGCTGTTGAGTTAGGATTAGATATTTCAAACTGTGAACCAAATGTTTCTTCAACCCAATCAATTTTTGTTCCTATAACATACATCATAGAAGTTTCATCTACGACAAATTTACCCGTATGCCAGTCTTCTACATGATCGCCACTGCCTACAGATTCTTTTGTGTCTGCAAAACCCCAATCGTATTTAAATCCTGCACAGCCACCGCCTAGCACTGCTAGACTCACTGCATACTTGCCTGGGTTTTTCTCAAGCAATTTTTCTATTTGGTGCTTTGCTTCTTCTGTTATTTCAAATAAGCTCATAATAGTAATTATATGTTTCTGTTGTTCATGTTCTTAACTCCGATCGAAAGCCAAAATCTAGTAGCATCAGTTTTCTTTTCAAAGCTCATGTAAGAGTCTTGTTCTTCCCAATTATGTTGTAAAGGGTCGTATAAATCTTTTTGATCGAACCACCAGCCCCATTTTCCTTGGCAATTTTGTTGACACCACTCTATGCAGTCACTCATGATGCCGTTGCTGTTCATGTCTATATCGAATTTAAATTTCTTCTCATATCCACAGTCATTGGGTATGTCGTCCAAAGCACTGTTCATAGACTTGACTTTCACTTTGCCGAACTTTTTCTTACCAACTAGTTGCATGTTCTAAACTCCATTTCTTTGCAGAACATTTTTCACCACATTCTCTGGGTGCTGTCCCGGATACCATATCTTCAAACAACTTTTTCCACATAGGATCGTCTAGTACCTCTCCCAGTGTTTGCTTAGATTCGATGTAATCAAATATATCTTTGTTGTGTCCATATCTTAGTGCCGTCCAACAACATGGATAGAACTTCCCTTTTGCATTCAAGTAAAGTCCTTTGTTGCCAATCATACACAAAGGTATAATCGAAGGATCATTACTAGTATTATAAAATCTTTTTGTAAAAATATCAACACAGTTGTCGTGCCATTTTTTACCAGTTAGCTCTACAGTAGTCCTAGTGAATCTCCCAGAGGCTATGAGCTTATCACTTGGTTGTAGTGGATCGTCTTTTGGATATGTGCCGTAGTTTTTACCAAACTTAGAACTTAAGGTCAGCTGAAAATTGTCAAACCTGTATTGTTTTGCCATTTCTCTCATGGCTCCTAGCTTGTCTTCGTTGAACTTGAATGCAATCGCGGCCCATGTCTTGTGTGCTTTGCTTTCACGTAGGGCATTTATGCCCAACATTATGGAATACCAGTTGCAGTTGACTCTGTAAAGATTGTTTGACTCTTGGTCCCAACCGTCCAGAGAGAAATGTATATGATCTTTTTCATTTAATATACTATCAAGTTGTTCCCACCATGTTTTTGTCTTGTAGGATCCGTTTGTGACAATGACAAACTGTACGTCTTTGTTGTTTTCTCTCAACCATGCAAGTATTTTCAATAAATCTTTGGCGTATATAGGATCGCCGTCGTCACCACAGAAAGTTAGTTTTCTGACTTCTGATAAAAGTTTTCCTGTGAAGTTCTTTTGGAACCATTCTAGTGAAAGGTCTTTATTGGTGAGACCTTCGGGAACTTCCTGCCTCGAACACCTAGGACATTTCAGACTACACTTGGAACACAATTCAATGTGCCAGTGCTCTAGAGGCCAGTTGTGTATATTTTCAAACATTTATTTCCAGTTGTCGATAACAAACTGATCCGCACATTCCATTGGGTTGGGTTGTCCATGGAAAACTGCCACCCTGTTCTCGCCTATTACTGTTGGGGGGTTACGGAAGTACCACTTACCATTCTTGTCTCTTAACTTTGTGTCCTTGAATCCCACCATTTCCCATTTATAACTTCTTATCCAGTCATCGGGCCAGTGTGTTATCTGCTCCTTGCCTGCTTTCATTATCCAGTCCTGGTCTCCCCAGTTCTGCTTCATTATTTTGGCATGATCTTTTACGAAATCTGTGTACAAGTGATTCATTGTTCCTGCCTCCCAACGCATACAACTGGAATTGGATTGTAACCAGTCCTTGACCCTGCATCTATTGAAGTCTCTGATTATCATGAACTTTCCCGGGTTGTGTGTGAACAGTGTATCTATATTATTAAAAATTACAACGTCTAGATCAAAGAACAGTACATTGCCTTTAAGTGGCATATCTGGACTGAACATCCAAAGTTTGCTCCACCATGTCTTGATCCATGGTTCGTTAGGAAACATTATTGTTTTAATGTGTGGATCTAACCCTGTCTTGTCATCTGTTATGCAGTGGAATTCAAAAGGAATCGTGATGTGTCGTTTGACCATGTTGTACAGCACATTCGCATACTGCGAAGGATACTTGTTGCCCCACTTAACGCATACTACGTGATTCATAACCCTGCCTCAAACTTTCCATTTGTATTTGTTGCCAATCGTCGCTGTCCAGTGTATACGGATATTCACACTCTATGGTACGGTTTGACATTGTTTTAATATTGCTTATATTTAAATTCTTGCTCATGGTCTCGTATATTTCCTTGAAGGTTGCACTGGATCCAAATGTTCTCTGTAGGTCCACCTGTCCGATCTTGATGTAACCTAATGATAGTTTAGGATCTTCCC